TGGATTAGGTCTGTAGATGGCGGTGTGGTACTGACTATAGGAAGGCATGATTGGGTTGTGTCACGAGTGGAGATAAGTGTTGTTTGTTTTTTTTTTTTCACGCAGAAGCCGACATACGAGATGGGCGCTAGTCTCGTGGGCTCGGAGATTTGTATAAGAGCCAGGCCCCCCCACCCCCCTCCCGCCGCGGCGCACGGCCCGTCAGGCGGCGCCAGGAGGCGGGAGGGCGAGGCGGGAGCGGGGGCACTAGCCGCCGCCAGCCCGGAGCCGCCCAGCGGGCTCCTACGGGCTGCTGCTGGCGTGGCGCCGTCGCCGCTCCTGCGCCGTCTTGGTCGAGTGGCAGCTGCCGCAGAGCGCCTGCCCGTTGCTCAGGGCGAAGGGCGCGCCGCCGTCGCGCAGCTCGACGATGTGGTCGGCGTAAAGCCGAGTGTCGGCCCGGTCGCAGCCGGGTGCCTGGCAGGCGCCGCCCGCCCGCCGGATCACCGCCGCGCTCCACCCCCGATGCTTGGGGGTCTGGTAGTGCGGGTCGCTGACCTTCGGCGCCGGGCGGGCGGTGCGCACATCGACCACGGCCAGGCGCGGCGGCAGCGTGTGCAGCCGCCCCATCCATGGCTTCGGCACGGTCAGCGCACCTCGAGGGTGGTGTAGCCGGGCCGGCCCTTCTTCGGCGGCAGTTCCTTGCCCACCATGCCGCGCGTGATCTTCTCGCCCGGGATGTCGGGGGTGCCGAGCACCTCGGTGCGGGTCAGGACATGCTTGTCGGCATAGGCCAGCGGCGCATCGCCCATCGCGGTCAGCAGCACCGGCTTCAGCTCCTTCAGCCGCTTCTCCAGCCGGTTCTTCTCCGGTGCGGCGGCCGCGTATTCGGCGGCGGCGGCGATAACCGCCTTGTCGGTGATCACCGGCGAGTTGGTGCCGGCCGGCGCCGCCGAGGTGGGCTCGGCCGCCTTGCGGGCGCGGGGCTTCGGGGCGGCGGCGTCATCGGCCGGCTTACGGGGAGCCATGGGCTATCCTTCAGGTTGATGGCGCTTTCATCAAAATTGATGACGAGGCCGGATCGTCTGTTCTGAGGAGGCGGCGGACCTGGTTGGGGTGCCAGTGGTCCCCGCCGGAAGGGGTTCGGATGCCGCGTGCCGTCAGGGCCGCGGCGATCTGGGGCAGGCTGCTGCAGCCGGCGCGTTGCGCCGCCACGATCAGCGGCAGCACGTCAGCGGCGAACTGTTCGGCCCGGGCGCGGCGCAGATCGGTTGCCCGCCGCGCCGCCTCGGCGTCCCCTGCCCTCAGGCGAGGATTGCCGAGGCGGACCCCTCGCACCTTGGCGGCTTGAAGCGCGGCCTTGGTGCGAGCTGAGATCATCTCCCGCTCATGCTCAGCGACCGCGGCCAGGATGTGGATGGTCAGGCGGGTCGCATAAGGGTTGTCGCAGGCGACGAATTCGATGCCGGCTTCCATCAGGTTGCTGACGAAGGCGACGTTGCGCGCCAGGCGGTCGAGCTTGGCGATGACCAGCGTGGCGCGGCGCATGCGGCAGGCGGCGATAGCCGCCGCGATTTCGGGTCGGTCGTTCCTCTTCCCGCTCTCGATCTCCTGGAACACGTCCAGGATGCGACCGCCGGCGGTGCGCACATGGCGCTGAACAGCGTCCTGCTGGGCTTCCAGCCCGAGGCCGCTCTTGCCCTGCTTGTCGGTCGAGACCCGGTAGTAGGCGATGAACCCCTTCGCGCCGCCGGCGCCGCCTGGCGCCTTGGGAGGCGGTCTGCGGGCCATGTTCACCGGGGGATGTGGGGTGGTGGGGCTTTACGTTTCCAAACGTCCGTTTGACGAAACGTAAAGGATTTTAGGTGCCGTTCGCACCGGATAGGGGCACACTAACTCAGCTTCAGCGGGGGATTTAGCATGCCGAAAACATCGGTAGCTTTCCCAAAGGCAGGCTCGACAGTTCTGCGCTGGGAAGCTGGTGTCACCTTGCGAAAGTCGTCGGGTGAGGATGGATATGCCCTCTGGGCAGTGTTTGATCCAAACCATTCACCAGACCCATGGGTCTTCTTGGATGAGGCAGATGCTGCATCCTTCTTCAACGAGAAGGTCATGCTTCGCCGTAGAAGAAATTTCCTCTAGATAATTATTTCAGTAAATTCCTATACTTTTGTAAACAACAAATATATGCCTTGATTCTTTCCAAATCGTGCTAACGATGTTTTTTCGAACTGGACTTCGAAATGCCGGAATGGAGCGTTCGGGCTAATGAAGGCGGCGTGGAGCTGCTTTCGAAGCCGCACCTACGGCATGAGGGACAGATGCATTGGCGTGTTCGAGATCTTGAGCGCACCAATGCAGAATGGTTTTTCGTCGAGGAGGTAAAGGCTTGGCGCTTCTTTGCGGACCGCCTTTCCAGCATCGGCTACCCTCGTTGTTCCCCAACACCACGCATACGCCGGCCCAAAAAAGACCCTTGATGGCAAGGAGCACCTGTTAGGCGTGGAGTAGAGCAGCAGCCTAATGGCCGAGCTCAGATCGAGCGCCTGAAAGTCGCAGTCGATATTGGTTTGCATCTTCTATGTCATCGGCAGCGTTTAGTCTTCTGAATCTTATTTGGACAAGATCATGACGGGGTGGCGCGCTGTAGAGATTCGGCAAGGCTTCGAGATATTCGATGTGCCAAACCCACCACAGAACATGATAGTTCCTGTGGTTCTTGTTCGGTGCCCCAAGCATGGTCTAGTGCATTATTTTACGACCATTGCCGTGGCTGTTGAGTTTGCGGATGAAGGCTTTAAGGCTATCAGCGGAGAGGTCTAGGCCTCCTCAGATAGCTTTCAGCGTCTCGCGTTCCATCTGCAGCCGTCCGTCGCGGCCGTTGTCACACGGAAGGGGCCGGGCTCGACAATTCCGTCGCGCTGGAGGTGCCAGAGCAGCCGGCTGAGGGCTTCCCCCCAAAGCTGGGCGTCGCCGGGGTGCCGGTGCGGGTCGGGGGCCTCCTGGCGCTCGCCCCAACGGCGCAGCACGCGAGCATGCGACAGGTCGAGGCGGCGCTGGCGATAGAGCCGGTCGAGGTGCTTCACCACGTCGTCGGGATCGCAAGGCCGCGGCGGCCGTGGCGCGCCCATCGCCGGGCTCTGCCCGCGCAGCTGGGTGAGCGGAGCGCCATCACGGCGCGCGACCAACGCGGCCATGGTCCAGAACCAGGCCTCCGCGGCGCTGGCAAACGGCATCGCCCGCTCGCGACAAAGCGCGGCGGGTGCCGTGGGGTTCGGGAGCATTTCGGGGTTCCTGGGCCGCCGGATCGGCCTCAGGGGGCCGAAAATGAAAAACGCCCGGAAAGCCGTTTTCGGGCTCCGGGCGCAGCTATAGCGACATCTGACCGGGGGTTAGCTCGCGCAGCTGCAGCTCGTCAAGCAAGAAATTGGGCAGTGCTTTCCGCCGCCGCCCGCGCCGATCATCGCAAGTCCCACAGATGGACCAGCACCGCGAGCCCTTCCCGGACCCGGTGAGCCGCGGCCGGCTCCCGCAGAATGACCGCGTCGCGCACCGCGTTGGCGTGCTCCAGGCTCGTCCGCTGCTGAACCTCGAGCATCCACTTCTGGTAATCCTGCCAGGCGCGGGCCGCCCAAACCTGGTCGGCCGCCGATAGGTCTCCCGCACCCGCGGAGGACTTGCCGAAGTCCCTCGGCAGCTCCATCGCCGGCAGGGCGTCGCGCCAGGTGTCTGCCAGGATGGCTGCCGCCTCCTGCTGGCGGATGTCCAGGTCCATCCAGTGGAGCGGGCTATGGTCAAGCATCTGCCGCGCTTCGGCACCGCTATCGCGGGCGGGCTGCACGACCTGCGACGGCCGGGCCGACATGGCCTGGCCGTCCGCACCCCGGTCCTTGCTGAAGAACGCATCGGCTTTCGCCTGCCGTCGCGCCCATTCCGCCTCCCGGTCCCGCTCTGCCAGCGAACGCGCGCGCACGTACTCGGCGTCTATCCGTTCCATGCGGCCTTCGGCGATCAGCAGCTGCACGAGCCGTCCGGCCTGGTTCCGCATGCGCTCCATCCGCGCCGGATCAGGCGTCACCGGCTCGGGCTCGATGGGCCGACGGTGCGTCACCTCGGCCGGCGGGAAAACCGGCTGGCGCTTCAGCCGGGCGACCCGCGCCTTGCGAAGCGGGGCGGCGGAGGCCGGAAGAGCGGAAGCCTGCGCTTCCAGGGTGGGGTCGATCTTGCGGGCCGCTGTCATCGTGCCTCCAGGGAGCCGGCTTCCCCGGCGTCAAGCTAAAGTTACACGACATTGCGATAGAAGACGATATAATTTTCGCTATTTCGTGAACAATGCCGGAAACATTCCGGTCATTGTTCGTGATACTGGACCTTGGCGGAGCGCTCCTCACGCGGCCACTTGGCGGCATGCCACCTCCCAGGCCGGCGCGCAGTGGTTGCGCAGGAAGCCTTCGACCTTGATGCGCCGCTGGTTGTTCTCCGGAACCTTCAGGCGGACCATTTCGGCGAATTCGTCCACCAAGGCCCGCTCCTTCGGGGTCAGGCCATCCGCGTCCTTGCTTGGCACATCGGCGGCAGCGGGCTCTCCTCCCGCTGCTGCCACCCCGCCGGCAGCCGGCGCGGCCGGAGCGTCTTCGAGGCACCACAGCTGCCAGCGGGCAGACCAGTCGGCGCAAACGGCGCCCTTGGCCCGGAAATGGAGCTGGAACCGGACCCAGATCGCGTCGGGGTCGAGGCCGCGCTCGGCGGCGAACTGCCGATCATCCTCCCCCGGATGCCAACCCTCCAGGGGGCGCGGGGTCGAGCGCGCGCTCGCGCGCTCCCCCCCTGATGGTTCTTTGATGGTTCTATGATGGTTCTGGGGGCAACTGCTGCCCCCTAAATCTGCAGATTTTGCCCCCTTGAGCGACGAATTTTGCCCCCTTGCCACAGTGGGAAGGGGGCGGCTGCTGCCCCCTTTGGAAGGCAAGGGGGCGCCATTTGCCCCCTTCCTGCCAATTGCGCCAGGGGTAACGTCCAAGCTTTTGATATCGCATGAATTATCATCGTGTTCTGACGCTGCTTCGTCGAAGGGGGCATAATCTGCCCCCTTCGCCTCAGCCGACGGCCGCCAGCCCTGCCGGAGGTAGTAGCGGGAGGATCGGCGGAAGCGCTGCTCAACCCGCAGCGCGCCCATTGCCTCGAGCTGCCGCAACGCGGTCCGCACGGTCCGCTCGCTCAGGCTGGTATGCCGCTGCAGGCTCTCCAGCGTGGGCCAGCAGCTCCACTCCTCGTCGGCATGGTCAGCCAGCCGCAGCAGCACCAGGCGCTGTGACGGGCCGATGGCGCCGGGCGGGATGTTCCACGCCCAGGAGGTGGCTTCGACGCTCATGCGACCCTCCGCGGCGCTTCGCGCACGCCTAGCTTGGCGCCCTCAACCAACGACCGGAGGCTGGCGACCAGGCGCTTGCCGTCAGCGATCATCTCCAGCGCCTCGCGCTCGATCTTGGCGGCGTCGGCCGCGCAGATCCTGCCATCGCGCAGCGCGTTCGCGACCGCCGCCTGCACATCGGCCACCTCGCTCGACCATTCGGCGATGCAGGCCAGCACCTGCTCGCCGCCGGCGGCTTCGAGCGGCACCAGCCCATAGCCGGCCTGGCGCGCCACCTCGACCAGCAGCTCCGGCGGAGACGGCGTGTCGCCGCGTGCAACCGCCTCTTCGCGCTGCAGAGCGGTCAGCCGCAGCAGCACGTCGAGAGGCATGAAGTGGTCGCTGTTACGACTTTGGTAGGTCGCCAGCTGCGACTTTCCGACCCGGGTCTCGAGCGCAACGGCATCCAGCGGCCCGCGGTCCTCCAGCAGCCGTCGTGTGGCTGCCTTCAGCATCTCTTCGCCGGGGGTGAGATGGACGGGGGTCATGCGGACAAGCTCCGGTAGGCTAAGCTCAGGCTTCGAGAAATGATGCGACCATGCAATGCGATGAACGGCTCAGGCATCGGATCGGGGTGCTTGGGCCAGCACGGAGGCGGACGTGTGTTCACGTCGCCTCCTCCAGCTCGGGAGCCGCGCGAGGAACGAAGTCCGCAGCAGTGACCGCGCCCTCTGTCTTCCGCTCAATGTCGGCAACCGCGGTCCAGGTTGGCCTGCGCTTCAGGGAGAGCCAGCTGTGAACCGTCGAAACCGGATGGCCCAGCAGGGTTGCCAAGGCAACCAAGGTGAGCCCGCGGGCCTTCTGGAATTCGCTAAGGGTCATACCGTAATTTACGCGCTGAGTAGAAATCCGCGCAAGGTGGAATTCTACCGAGAGGTTCTGCCGCCCAGTTTCTACCGGAACGACAATCCGGGCATGAACCTCCCGGAAAGCGCTTTGTCCCCTGAATCCCAGGCCATGCAGGCAAACCTCAAAACCTGGCGAAAGCATAGGAACCTCACACTAGCGGCACTTGCAGAACATACCGGGAACAAGCTATCTACTCTGTCAAGCTGGGAGAACGGAAAAAGAGCTATGTCTTTGGACGATCTACAGAAGCTCGCCACCTTCTATGGCGTTCATCCGGCCGCATTGCTGATGGCGCCCCAGAATGCAGCTCCTGTCGTTGCTCGGATGCAAACCGCAGCTAGCATCGCGGCCGGGCTGGATGATGAAGCGGCGGAGGCTTGGCTCACCATGGGGCGCCGAGCGAGCGACAGGCCGCGCGAATCGTAGTTCCACGTAGAGTAGAAATTTTCTCTTGCGTAAATTTCTACTGAGAGTGTAAATTTTCCTCGCTTTCCAGTGAGGGAGATTAGAGTGCGCAGATCGGAGAGGGGCCACGGCCCCGCAAGGCGCCGGCTGGCCGGCACCGACAACCGCCGCATCGTTTCCGAGAGCGTCCGCGACGGTGTCGAGCGCGTCTATCACGCGACCAAGGGCTGGCGGACCCGGCGCATTGCGCCGGCCGCGAAGACGCCGCGCTCATGAAGCTGCCCCTAGGCCCTGCCACCCTCTGCTTCGCGATCAGCGACCTGGTGCCGCTGCTGCCCGACCTGCGCAATGCCGCGGGGCACGCGAACGCGGAAGCCATCAAAGCTCAGGAAGCGGGCGAGCAGCTGCTGTGCCAGGCGACAGCGCACATGACTTTGCGCCTCCTCTTCCCCGGCGGCTTCTTCCAATCCGCCGAAGCGCCCAGCCCCGAAGAAGCGAGCCTGCTCCGCCAGGCCGAGGTCTGCGCACAGAACGCTCGCAGCGCGCAAGCACGCGCCGCTCGCCTCACCGCCCTTATCCAGACTGTCGAGGCCAACCCATGCAGCTGATTTCTGCCCAGGCCGCTGATCGATCGATCCTCGGCCTTCCCGCGCCGCCGGCCGCCGCCGCGCCGGGCATCTTCGCCAGCGTGCGCCAGGCGCGCGCTGCCCTGCTCCGCGCCTCGGCCGACTTCTGCCTGCGCCGCGCCGCCAGCTACGGCATGAAGCGCGACGCCGCGCCGCCGGCCAGCATGCTCCGCTGCTTCCTGCACGCCAAGCAGCACGGCTGGGCCGCGCAGGCCGCCGCCTACCAGGCCATGGCCGAGGGGCGCGACGCCGACGCGAAGGAGGCCTTCGCGGTGTCCGACGAGGCCTTCCTGCGCGCCTCCGACATGAGGGCGCTCGCATGGCCTGCCTGACCCCCTGCCCTTCCCCGTGCTCGGCCCTCGGCGCTACCGACAGCGCCAAGCTCCACAAGCAGATCGAACAGCGCCAGCGCACCTTCATGCGTCTTGGGCCTAAGCTGGTCGTGGATATGGACCAGCACGAAGTCGCCTGCCTCATCGCCGAGGCCATCCTCGACCTACAGCGCCCTGCCGGCTCAACTCCGACCCAGGCCCTCGCAGCCTTCCAGCCGGAGGACCGCACCGGCTTCTACCGTGCGGCGGTTGCAGCGATAGGCTACTTGGCCAAGAAGACCCACACTGCACACAGGACGTTCTAAGCACGCCATTGTTTATAGATATCTAGCTATCTAGCTAGATATCTATCTATCTGTGTAGATAGCTTTGCTGCGCTGCGGCCGCCGCCACTTCCATGCTTGGCAGAGCTCAGATGTCAAAACGGCCGCCAGCAGGCGGCGGACTGATGTGGCCGTGCAAGGCTGCATCCATCGCCGCACCTGCTCTGTGCAAAACCCTTCAGCTCTCCTGAAATCCATCTAGCTAGAAAGATATAAATCTAGCTAGATAGCTAGGAAGCTAGGTATGGAGCGGGTGCTGTGATTCTAATGGTTGGCGGTGAAAAGGGTGGTGTCGGCAAGACGACCCTTGCAACACACATGGCCGCTGCGCGGGCGGCCATGGGCAGAACCGTCGTACTGGTGGATGCTGATAGCCAGGGCACCTCCACAATTTGGAGCGATGCCCGAAAAGAGCATCAGCAGGTACCGCAATTTCCGTGCGTCAGCCTCCGCGGTGGCAAAGTGCATATCGAACTGCGGGAGCTGGCCCGCCACTACCAGGATGTGGTGGTGGATACTGGCGGCGCAGATAGCCAGGAGTTTCGCTCGGCCATGCTTGCCGCGAACACGCTGCTGATGCCGCTGCGGCCGGGCTCCTTCGACTTCTGGACCCTAATCAAGATGGGCGAGGTCGTGGCGCTGGCGGAAGGCTTCAACGACAACCTAAAAGCGGCGGTCTGCCTATCGCAGGTGCCGCCGACTGCTCTGGACCGGGCCAGGAAGGAAGCGGCTGAGGTAATGACCGATGTTCCACGCTTCACCCTACTGAATAGCCTGACGGTGTTCCGGGCGGCCTTTAACCACTCGGCCGGCGAGGGCCTAACCGTCGACGAGATGCCGAGGCGCGATCCCAAAGCCTGCAGCGAAATCGGCTTCCTCCACGACGAGCTTTTCGCAGGAGCTTGAGCATGGCCATCAAGATGCCGCCGCGCCGCCCTTCGGCCCCGGCCACCGCCGAGGATTTCATTGCCGGCGCTTCCGCAGCCCCTGCCCCTCGCCTGGATCTCCCATGGACAGATCCCAAGGTTCGGCCGGATCTGCGTGTGCAGATGAACGTCAAAGTGGCCGAACCGCTGGCGCTGAAGTGCCACTACCTGGCCTTGCGCCTGGGGCTTCGGAAGCAGGATGTGATGGAGCGGGCTCTCTCTGAATGGACGGACGAGCAGCTCAAGAAGCTTGGCTTGCCGAACTAGCTAGAAAAATATTTAGTTAGATAGCTATAAAGATATCTTTCTAGCTATCTAACTCTCTGAATTTCCTTTCTTGTCATTGGAAGCTCGGCGGGGAATCATTGAACCGTCGCGCATCCCCGCGCGGCCTTGATTCGCCCAAAACAGAAAGGGCCGGGCCAGCAGCAGAGCTACCAGACACCGACCCTTTCAAAACCGAACCGTAGCCCGGCAGGCGTGAGAACCCCAGGCTACGGCGATGCTCGGAAAACCGCAAGCGCGCGGTGAGGGGTATCTGCGTCCAAAATCCTGGTGCTGGGCTGGCAGATCGCCATGCCCATTCGAACCTTTGCGCCCGCCCGGCGGGGCTCGGTCGCTGTCGCGAGCTGGCAGCGGCAGCGGCTCGGACACACCGACCGCGTGCAGCTGATGGACGCTGCGCGGCGACGCGAACGCGCGACCCGCCAGCCCGGCAGCGGCCGCCACGGCGGCGAGCTGCGGCAGACCGGCCTGCGGGTGCTTTGGGCGCTGCTCTACCGCGGCTGGGGGCGCGCCGGCGCCTGCGATCCGGCCATTGCTCAGATCGCGGAGGCGGCCGCCGTCGCACGCTCGACGGCACAGGAAGCGCTCGGCCGCCTCGAGGCCGCCGGCATCCTGCTGCGGATCCGCCGCGGCCTGGTGGTGGGGCGGCGCTGGTGCCAGGTGACCAGCGCCTATCTGTTCCAGGAGCCGGCACGGTGGGCGCCGCCGAGCGATACCGAAAGCCGGTCACCCTCAGCCTCTGAAGATAATATCCAGGAAGAAGAATGGCAGAGGACGGCGCTGCCCGAGCCGACTGCGCCGCCAGATCCGGCCATGCTGCGGGAGATTGCAGCCCGGTGGGGGCTGCTGGAGGCTCTGGAAGCCGCCGCTTAGGCAGGGCAGGGGAGGGCAGCCAGGAAAGCGTCACCTCCGGCATCACCTCTCGCGAGAATTAGGCGGCAGGATCATCTGCCTTGTTCTCTGTTCGTTCACGTCTTAGGGTGGTTGCCGTGCCCCCCCGCGCTACGTTGTGCCTCGCCTGGAGCTGCTGATGTCCCGCAAGACCGCCCGACCCTCCGCCGAACCCAAGCCTAAGTCGATCCAGACCAAGGAGGCGCTGAAGCGTCTGGCCGACCTGGCCAGCAAGCCGGTGGCCCCCGACAGGATCCGCCGCGAGGTCGAGGGCATGGTGAAGATCTGGCTGGACGGCGCCGGCGACGAGCGGCGGATCGAGCTGCGCGACAAGCTCGAGGAGATGGGCGGCGAGCTGGGCGAGGGCGTCGAGGCTGCCACCGAAGCCCTGGGCGACCTGGACAACGAGGACCTGGCCGGCAAGCGCCACGCCACGGCGGCGCTGCACGCGCTGCGCGCGGCCAAGGACGCCCTCGTGCAGGCGCGCACCAGCCTCTGATGCCATGGGCCAGCAGGAACCCCCCGGCGGATATACTGGCGCCGAGACCACCGGCTTTGTCTCGCCGGCGGGCGACAGCCTGGAAGGCCCCATCGACCTCGAGGTCGCGCTCGACCTGCGCCGGCCCAATCGCTACCTGGTCCGCGTCTCCGGCGATGCCTTGCGCGAGCACGGCATCCTGTCCGAGGACATTCTGGTCACCGATGCTGCTATCCCGCCCCGGGTCGGCGCCGTCGCCATCGTCATGCTGCATGGCGACGTCGTGGTGGCGCGCCTGGCGCTGAAGGACGGCACCTGGTGGCTGCAATCCGGCCGCCGCGGCCGCCATAGCGTCGCCGTGCCGGAAGATGCCGAGATCTGGGGCGTGGCGACCGCCCTCGTCCGAGATCGGATGTAGCGGCCATGCCCAGCACCTATGGGCTGATCGACGGCAATTCCTTCTACTGCTCGGCCGAGCGCGCCTTCGCGCCCGTGCTGCGCGGCGCCGCGGTGGTGGTGCTGTCGAACAATGACGGCTGCGCCATCGCCAGGACCGCGGAGGCCAAGGCGCTGGGCATCAAGATGGGCGATCCCTGGCATCTGATCCGCGAGCGCCGCGAGCTGCGCGACGTGCGCTGGTTCAGCAGCAACTACCCGCTGTATGGCGACATGTCGCGCCGGGTCTACCAGGTGCTCGCCGAGCGGCTGCCGCGGGTCGAGCCCTACAGCATCGACGAGATGTTCCTGGATCTCGACGTGCCGGGCGATCTGCGCCGGCTGTGCCAGGAGCTGCGGGAGGTGGTGCGCCGCATCGCCAAGATCCCGACCTGCGTCGGCTGGGGGCCGACCAAGACCATCGCCAAGCTGGCCAACGGCATCGCCAAGGATCATCCCGAGCTCGACGGCCTGTGCGACCTGACCGACCCACTGGTGCGGGCCGGCTGGTACGAACGCCTCGGGATAGGGGGCGTCTGGGGCATCGGCCGGCGCACCGAGGAGAAGCTGGCCCAGCTCGGCATCCGCAGCATCGCCGACTTCCTGGCGCTGGACCCGCGCATGGCCCGCGACCTGCTGACGGTGGTCGGCGGCCGGGTGCAGGAGGAGCTGCGCGGCGTCTCCTGCCTGCCGTTGCAGCTGATGGCGGCGCCGCGGAAGGGGCTGGCGGTGACCCGGTCTTTCGGCCGGCCCGTACTGACCTGGCGCGACATGCGGGAGGCGGTCGCCGCCTATGCCGCCCGGGCGGCCGAGAAGCTGCGGGCCGAGGGTATGGAGGCCTGCCACATGCAGGTCTTCCTGCACACCAACCCGCATGACGGCAGCACCTGGTACTCGGCACAGCGCAGCGCTCGCATCGAGCCGACCAGCGACACGCTGGCGCTGATCGGCGAGGCGATGCGGCTGCTGCCGCCGCTGTGGCGGGATGGCTTCGCCTACGCCAAGGCCGGGATCATGCTGACCGACCTGGTGCCGGCGCGGCAGCAGGCCCGGATGTTCCAGACCCGCGATCCTGTGCGTTCGGCGAAGACCATGGCGGCGCTGGATGCGGTCAACGAGCGCTTTGGCCGCGGCACTCTGCGGCCGCTGGCGACCGGCATCACCCGATCATGGGGCACCCGACAGCAGAAGCTGTCGCAGCGCTACACCACCAGGATCGAGGAAATCATGCGGGCGACTGCACTCTGATGTGGATCGAGCAGACCCATGGGATCAGGGCGGGAAAAGTTGCGCTGGGCAATAAAGCATTTCCAATTTCGGCACAGTCTAAGCGGGCTCATCCTATTCGAGTGATGAAGAAACTGGCACGACAGAGGGATGTTTGTGGTGCGGGAATTGTCCTTTTTTGCCACCGCAACGGTATATCAGCTCGTGACAATGTTGATCTTCATCATTGTTTGCTACGCCATTGTCGTGCCGGGCTTCTACTTCTTGGCCTGGATCTTGGATGTCGCGATGGCGCGCATTTACCAGCGGGGAAATGCGGTCGCACAGTCTGGCTCGGAGCCTCATCGCAACGTCATCCGCTGACCGACAGTATGGCATCTGCACGCGCTGCCAGATCAGGGCCGATATTAAAAGGTTATCGTGCAAAGAAGGTCGTCGGCAGCCGCTTCGAAGAGCAGCCATCACATCGCCAACAACTCTTCGACGACCTTGTGGAAGCGCCCATGGGCCACCGGGTGAAGCATCTGTGGGCGCCCCTGGCACAAAGAGTCTCCGCTACTCAGCGGCACATCATTGACCATCATCGAAGGTACGTTCTGCCGACGGAGACATTCCGCCAGCAGAGCGACGCGATGGTCGCGAAGCTGGGCATTGAAGACTACGAAATCGACGTTGCCAAGCAACAGGATGTCGAGCGCTGCGTCCTCGCTTGGAACAGGCCCCAAGATCGTCGCCCCCATCTCATGCAGAGAAAGAGCCAGCTCCATTGCCGAATAGTAGTTTGTCTCGACCACGAGAATTCTGCGGCCTCTCAACATAAAGCTGAAGTCCAAGATATGAGGTTCTTCTACCAACGCACCAATGCAGGTGCGAATTTTCACCATGCATGATTTTAAAGCCGATAAAACAACATGGGTTGGGCCGCCCATAGAGATGAAAGGCATGCACAGCATGGTGAACGGGAATTATCGTGCACGGTCGGCCGGCCTGGCGCGCGCCATCGCCGCCGCACCGGCCCCAGTCGAGCCGATGACGTCGTATGAGTTCAGCCAGGCGCTGCGCGTAATCCGCTGGACCCCCGGCGAGGCGGCCGAGCGGCTTGGCTTCGCGCCAAGCACAATCCGCAAGATGATCAGCGAATATGGTAGGATCCCAGAAGATGTTGCCGCTTGGCTGCGCCCCTATGCCGCCGAGACCGCCGCTTTGAACGCGCGGCATCCACCGCCGCAGCGCATCGGCCAGACCGTCCCCGCCAAGGAGCGCGGCCAATGAATCTTCGCCCTGTCTCCCCCCGGCGGATCGTCGAGACGCTCGACGCCCTCGACTGGATGCGCGCCAAAGGCGGCGAGGATCGCGGCCAGATGGCCGATGCCGCGAAGCAATGGGCGGACGGCCTTGGCCAGGTGCCCGAGGCCGTGGCCGTGCGGCTGCAAGCCGGCCCGCCCCAGTCATGACCGCGCCGGCGCAGGATGATGGTCCGATCACCCTGCCGCCGGCGGGGGGATGCCTGGGCGACTGGAAGGGCTGGTGGCTGCAGCTCACCTGCGACTGCGGCCGCAGCCTGCGCATGGTGGACCACCTCGCAGAGAGCAAGCGGCTGCCGGGTTGGTATCCCTTGCCGGCGGCCGTCTACCTGATGCGATGCCGCCAGTGCTACGGCCGGCCGAAGGCGGCGGAGCTGCAGCACGGGAGGCCGGTCGGCGGGCATGGCGCGCCCCATATGGGCCGGAACAGCCTGCGCGTGCCGCTGCTGGACGAGCTGTTCGGCGACTGACGCCATGGCGCACAACTGGAGCCACGAGAAGGTCATGCGCTACCGGCGGGCCGAGCCGGTCGATGACTTCATTGGGTGGATGCTGGTGGCCGGCTGCGCCCAGCACGGCGCGCGCGCCTGCCTGGTCTCGACCCTGCTGAAGGTGCCGAACCCGCCGACGACGCTGGGCGCGCTGGCTGGCCGGCTGCGGTGCCGGTTCTGCCGCACGCAGCCCGAGGGCGTGCTGCTGCGCAAGCACGACAAGGCGCCGGCCGAAGACAGCATCTGGCTGCGCTACCCGGCCGGCGTGAAGCCGGCCGAGCGCGTGCCCTGCGGCATGGAGCGGGCGGAGTGGTGGGGCGCCTATATCGGCCGCGGGATGCGGCGGAGGAAAATTCTATGAGCGCCATCGGGTTCTTCGAGCGCTTCGACCAGGCTCTGGCGGCGGTCACCGAGCAGCGGCGGCAAGAGCGCGCGGCGCTCGAGGCGGGGCTGCAGCTGGCGGAGGAGGTCCTGGGCGAGGTCTTGAAGATCCTCGACGGCTATGCAGTCGAGCTGGTCGGCCGGCTGGACGCCGTGACCGAGCACAGCGCCCATACGCGCGAGCTGAGCATCGAGGAGCGCGAGACGGGGGGCTTCCGCAAGCTGATCTATGCGCGCAGCGAGGATGGCCGGATCGCGGTCTATCAGCTGGGCCTGATCGGGGAGGAGCTGGAGCCTGAAAAGCACCTCATGTCCATGGGCGACCCGCAAGCGCTGTCAGAAGCCCTGGTGAGGGAGCAGGTCGAGACCTTCCTGCTGGCGGTGATCGCGGAGCGGCCCGACCTGGTGCCGGCGGCAGGCGCGTCATCGCGCCCCCAAATTGAAGGGCAGGCAGACCCCGAAGATTTCCTCGAACTAGGTCATTATGACCTGGCAAAATAGGTCATAATGACCTATAAGGGTCCTGCCGGCGGGAAATGGGTTCCGCTGGCATTCGGAGAAGACACGATGAAGATCGTGATCCGCATCCGGATTTGGAAGTGGAACCTCAGCTTCAGCCTGAAGCGCGGGTAACCTTCCAAAACTGGAGGTGGGCGGGTCGGCAGGCCCGCCCACTGCCAGTTACCCAGGGACCTGCGGCAGAGAGGAGGCCGTTATGAGTGACCTGAAGAACAGCACGGCGGACTTCACCGATGACGGGGCCTGGATGCGCAGCCAGCTGGAGCGCATTGGGGAGACCCAGGCGGGGCTGGCGCGCTTTCTGCAGCGCAATGGCGACAACCGGGAATTGACCAACATCGAGCGGAGCATCCGCCGGATGACCGCCGGCGACGCTCGGGTGTCTGGCGAGATGCGGGCAATCTTGGGCATCCTGCGCAAGCGGCACGAGCGGGCCGCCTACCAGGCGCAGTTTCTGGATTGGGACGATGTGGATGGTGTCCCGACCGCAACTACGCATGATGGATACACCCTGCGCATCACGCCGCAAAAGGGCAGTCGCTGGCTGGCCCAGGTGGACCACCATGGCACGGGCTATTCGGTGACCTTCCGCCCTTGGGAAGCGAGTGTGGAGAAGGCGAAGGCGGTTGCTATGTCGATGCTCGACGAAGCACGGCGCCGCCCGGAAACGGGGCGCTGACCGCCTGCCGCCGGCGCTTTACTGCGCCGGCGGCTTCGCTCTCTCCAGTCGCGCCCGAGCGTCATCATCGAGCCGTATACTGGCGTCTACTTCGATCCCCATGAAGCCGAGGTCGAGGCGGCGCGACCGCGTCACCGTGCCCTGGTCAGATAGCAGCCAAGGATTGCGCTTGGTGACCCAGCGCAGAAGCCAGAGCGGAGCACGGAAGCCGATCTGCATTCCGTCTACTTTCGTGGGGGCCAGACCAGCGGCGGCGGCAGACGCTGGTGATCAATCCAGGCGTCGACCCAGCTCTGCAGCAGATCGACGTGGCCGCCAAACCGCTGGTGCATCGGATGCCCGTCCATCAGAAGCCGATTATGCACGCCCTGCGACCGGATGGTCGCGCCGCGATACTCATAGATGACCCAGCCCTTATCATCAGGATTGATGACGCGGAGGCGAAGGTCTGGGATCATCGCGGACATGGCGAAGCCTCTTTCGGAGGCGAAAGCCCGATATCTCTCGCCAGCTGCATCAGGTCGAATTCACCGTCGAGCAGGATGCGGCCCGCTCCGCGGTCGGCGTCGACGTAGGGGGCCGGGCCATCCTGCTGCGCCTGCTTCTTCAAGGCCGCAACAATGCGCCGCGCGAGAGCCTCGAGATCCTCGGTCTGCGGCATTAGCCCCTCCATGGCGACTGGGCTTTCAGGGCGCTGTGCCGAAGCCGGATGATATCATTGGCCAGCTCGGCGGCTTCATCCTCGAGAAGCACCAGCGATAGATCCTCTGCGGCCCCGAAGCTTTCCGGGCGAAAGCCGGGGAGGCGCTGCGCCGCGGCGTCCAGCTTCTGCATCAGCGCCTCGAAGCTTGCCCGGCACTCGGCCGGCAGGTCGCGCTCTGGGCGGAGGCGCACCAGGTGCCGCACATAGGCCGCGGCCACGCCGGCTCGCCAGGGAGACGTATGCCCCCAACTCGAATGGAAGCCGGTCAGGTCGCTCAGCGCCTGCACCAGGATGGTGTTGCCTTGAGCAGGTTCGAGCATGCTTTGCATCATCCAGCCTTGGTGTTGCAGCCGGCCTATACGCGCAGGCGGCTTCACCGGCATTATGCGAAGAGCGGTCCTTCAGGAACAGCCAGCATGTCCAGCTTCTACGCGATGACCCGCAGTCAGCAGGCGATCCGAGAGCTGCTTTTTGTGACTTACGACAGGATAGGCAATCGGCCGCTCTTTATCGCCATCTACCCCGACACGCCTGCGCCCCAGGGGCGCGCAAGGAGAAAATATGGAAAATCCTCAAGTATTCATATCGTATAGTTGGACCTCTCAAGAGCATATTGATTGGGTTATGGAATTGGTCAACCAGCTAGCCGAGAATGGAATCACATCTATAATTGATCAGATCGATCTACAGCCTGGCGACGAAGCAAACGCCTTTATGGAGAGAATGGTTAATGATGAGAGCATAAGTAAGGTATTGATTATAAGTGACCGAAAATATGCAGAGAAATCCAATAAGAGAACTGGTGGCGCAGGAACAGAGTCACAAATTATAAGTCCGGAAATATATAAATCTAAAGAAAATAGTAGATTTGTTTGTATTGTTACGGAATTTGATGACGAAGGAAAGCCTTATATTCCGACGTATTATACGTCGAGGATATACATAAATCTTTCAGATCAAGAACGGTACTCGGCGGAACTGGAGCGTCTAATAAGGTGGATTTACGGAAAGCCATCATATCAGAGGCCAGTAATAGGAAACGCACCAACATATATCAATGAGGAATTATCGTCTATAGTTATACATACAACAAGCCGACAAAAGAGCTTTCTCTCTGCGAACAAGTCAGGGCGATCTGGTAAAGAAAATTTTTTGGGAGATTATTTAGAGACTCTTGCAAGCGGGCTCAGTGAATTGGAAATGAATGCGCCTGATATGGGAGCAGGCCGTCAAGAAGCTGAAAGAATGGTCTTGGACCAATTCAATGAGAAGATTCAGGATTTTATGCCGTACAGAAATGAATTTGTAGAGGTTTGCCGAGCTATTTCTGGTTCTCCATTCTCTGATGAATACGCGTCGCACATGCACAGTTTTTTTGAAGAGGCAATGAAGAGCACGTATCCGTCATCGGAAACTAGGTCATGGAACGAGATTCAGTTTGATGCGAAAAGGTTTGTTGCGTACGAGATGTTTATCTATTTTGTTGCTGCTATAGTGAAAAAGGAAAAATTTCAATACATACAGCCGGTGATTAAGAGGGACTTCTATGTGCCTCACGTTCAGCAAAGAAGCGCTGAAACTCTCTGTTCATTTAGCCACTTCCAACAAGAAATGCCCAGCATAGAAATATGGAACAGATTAGGTAAAACTCAGTGGAATTATCCCATAGCGCAGCTTTTTATGGAAAGAATTGAGGGTTCCAAATTCGATGTTCGAGAAATAGCAGAGGCGGATATGGTATTATACCTTCTTTCTCGATCTCATAAAACTAGCTACAGTTTTTGGCCTCCTTTTAATTGCGTCAACTGGAGAAGTCGGTCGCCGCTTCCGATATTCGCTAGGTGTAGATCAAAATTATATTTCGATAAATTGTTTGGATCAATTGGTTTAACAAAATCGGATCTAGAGGACTTGTCGGACGAGGTTAGAGCCTCGGGCGGGCTTCTTAGGAGAGGACACTTCACCATGTGGACCCTCGATAGCGCTTTGGATGTTTCCAGTTTAGCTTCCGCTCCTTGAGGGAACACGCGAAACCAGCACCTCTCCTGCGCGCTGGGCCTTTCCGCTAATGCCATAGGTGGTTTCGACCGCTTCGATCTCGAAGCGGCCGAACACCTCGCGCACGCCGGGCGTGTCGTTGAGGCTCAGCAGGAAGCGCCCCTTGATGCCGGCGAGGATCTCGGCCAGGCGCTCGAAATCGGCGCGGTCGAAGACACCAGGTCCATAGTCGCGCTCGCAGCCCCAGTAGGGCGGGTCCAGGTAGAAGAGCGTGTCGGGCCGGTCATAGCGCGCGATCAGCTCGGCATAGGGCAGGCGCTCGATGACGACGCCGGCAAGGCGCTCGTGAACTTCTTCGAGCACGGCTGCAAGCTTGGTCACGTCGAAGCGCGCGGGCGTGGCAGGCGCCACGCCGAAATTGCGGCCGCTGATCTTCCCGCCAAAGGCGGTGCGCTGCAGGTAGAGGAAGCGCGCGGCGCGCTCCAGGTCGGTGAGGGTGTCCGCATTCGCGGCCAGCAGGCGCTCGAACTCGGCGCGGCTGGTCAGCTGCCAGCGCAGCATATCCATCAGCGCGACATAGTGGCGCTGCAGGACGCGGAAGAGGTTGGCGACATCGGTGCTGATGTCGTTGATCACCTCGGCGCGGGCGCGGAAGGGCCGGCGCAGAAAGACGCCGCCCATGCCGACGAAAGGCTCGACATAGGTGGCGTGCGGGGTCTCGGCGAGGCGCGCGCAGATGCGCTTCGCCAGGTTGCGCTTCCCGCCCAGATAGGGCGCCGGGGTGCGAGACGGGGAGGCGGGAAGCAGGGTGGACGGCATGGGTTTTGTTCTCTATTCGTTCACTCTCCCGTGAGGGAGAGCGGGACGGTCTATCCGTGCGCAGGACCCACTCCTGCGCGGCTTGGCTGCTGGAACAGCCTTGCCCCCGCGCCATGACGGCGCGGGTCGATCAGTTGGCGGCGACGGCCGGCGCGACGGGCGCGGGCAGCTTGCCGAACTCACCGGCGATGATGCCGGCCAGCTTGTCGTCGGTGCCGCTGACGCGGCGGACATGCGGCGCGAACTCGTCGCGGATGGCCTTCACGCCCTCGGCGATGGCGGCGGCCTTCAGCGCGTCGCGCTCGAGGCCGATGGGCAGGTGGCCGAAGGCGTCATTCATGCGGCCGGCGACGCGGCTGGCAGCGCCCACCAGCTTGGCCAGCGAGCTGTCGCGCGCCTCGCGGCGCAGCTTGGCGGCCCAGAGGGCCAAGCCGGCGGCGCCCTGGCTCAGCAGGATGGTGACGGCGAGGTTGATCAGCAGAGCGGACATGGGCGGTCCTTTCAGGACGCCAGGCGCATGGCCTGGAAGGGCAGGGAGGCCAGCCGGCGCGCCCAGCCCAGGCCGAAGGTGGCCCAGGTGGACAGCGCGGCCATCAGGACGATGCGGCGGGCCTGAAACTCGATGGCGACGGCGGTGACCCGGTCGGGGTCGCCGTTGCCCACAGCGCGGCGCAGGGCGGCCAGGGTGGCCGGGCCGATCAGGCCATCGGCCGGGGTGCCGATGCTGGCCTGCAGCAGCTTCACAGCCGCCGCGACGCCGTTGTTCACCGCGCTGTCGAAGACCAGCAGGGCGAGCGCCGGCGGCAACTCGTCGCCGCGCACACGGTCCCAGTAGAGCCGGCGGTAGATGGCGCGGGCGTCCTCGAGGGTCAGCGCCGCGATATCGAGGGTCGGGAAGCTGGCGGCCGAGATGCCGAACTTGGTGCCGCGCAGCAGGCCCTTGTCGGGCTTGCCGCCGGTCCAGTTGCCGGGATCGGCGCGGTTGAGGGTGAAGCCGCCCTCATGCTCGAGCAGGCGGGCGAGGGCGTGGTCGAATGCGGTCACGGCTTGGCCTTCTTCAGGGCGGGCACCAGGTGCCCGAGGAGGGGCTCGATGGCGTCGGGCCCGATGCGCGCCAGCAGGGCGATGCAGAGCGTGGCGCCGCCGGCGGACAGGCCGGCCCACTGCGCCAGCGCCAGGCCGATCAGGCCCATGGCGCAGGCGGTGGGCACCTCCCAGAACAGGGTCCAGAGGATCTTGCGCGGCGTGACGGCCTGGCGGGTCGCGCGCAGCAGCAGGGTGGCGCGGCCGGCGAGCGCGGCCGAGAAGGCCCAGGCGATGTCGCTGGGCGAGGGCAGGGGGTCGAAGACGCTCATGGGTCAGAGCCTCGCGGCCCGGCGGAACATGCCGTCGACCTGGTCCTGGGACAGGCCAAGGGCTGCAGCGGCGCCGGCGATGAAGGGGTGGTAGCGCTCTAACTCGACGGCGTACTCGAAGGCGATCTGCACCTCGCGGCCGGCGCCGGCGATGTAGGCCTCGGTCTCGTCGAGCAGGCCGTCCTGCAGCAGCCCCAGGCGGAGCTGCCGCGCCGAGACGACGGGCGGCACGGGCTCGACGCCCAGGCCGGTGTCCTCGAGGCTGACGGGGATCACCGGCGCCGAGGCGCCAGCGTCCGCCACGGCATTGCGGAAGGTGTCGGGCACCGGGCCGCGGAACTGGCCATGCACCCAGAAGCCGGGCAGGGCGACCGGGTCGTCGATGGTGGAGGCGGCCTGGTCGAGCAGCCGGCCATAGACGGTCAGCGTGCCCACCTCCGGCGGGATCAGGGCGACGCCGTCCTCGACGGGCCAGGGGCATGCGGCCAGGAACGCTGCCCGGTCAGGGAAGCGGCAGAGCAGGATCTTCATGGGGCAGGGCCTCACATGGTCAGGGCGGCGGCAGAGGCGGCCTTGAGGTCGGCGCCGGTGGTCTCGACCGGCGCATAGGTGAAGAGCCCGATGGGGCCGTTGAGCTTGCGCGAACTGGCCGTCGACATATCGCCGAGGCGCAGGCCGTCAGCGGCGCTCGGCGGCATCACGCTGCCCCAGGCGGCCGAGACGGTGTCGTTGCCATTGACCGAGAGGGACATGCGCTCCTGGCTGAAGGAGTAGGCCAGGGTGTTCTCGCCGATCACCAGGCCGCCGCTGTCGAGGGTCACCGTCCCATCGCTGCCGGCCTCGACGCGGACAGCGGCGTTGAAGCGCCCGGTGAGCCGCATGAAGCTGGTGGTTGAGCTATAGGTGAGGAACAGGCCGAGCTGCTCGGCGGTGCTGGTAGCAAGGGGAAGGCTGTCGAGCCAGAAGCGGAAGACAAAGGTACCGGCCAGCCCGTTGAAGGCGATCCTCGCCAGGTCAGTGATCGTGTAGAGGTCGGCGGCGCGCGTCACCGGCGCGGTGGGTGATCCGACCGGCGGCAGCATTGGTGCGTAGGAGCAGAGGGCCGCCTTCTCCAGCGCGGGGATGTAGAAGCGGAAGGTCCAGTCGTAGGCCTGCCCGACGGCGAGATAGAAGCGCAGCTCGATCCGCGCTTCGCCCGGCGATGCCTCGTTGAGCTGGCGCGTGGAGCGCACCCGCTGCCAGCTACGGGTTAGCCCGAGCAGGTTCGACGGGAAGGCGGTCAGGCTGCGGATGGCCCAAGAGCAGGCCGGTTGGACGCCGGCCGCGGCCATGATCATGCCGGAGGTAGAGTACCAATCGCCCTGCTCAGCCGCAGCGACACCGGAGGCGAGATACATGCGGATGTCGCCATTGGCGATGCCGCGGGCGCGGATCTCGACGGCATTGGCGTCGCCCATTGGGATGATCCGCGTCACCTCCATGGTCAGGCCGCCATTGCTGGGCGCCGACATGCCGGTGGGCAGCGCGCCGACCGTGCTGGACGCGCCGTCGACCGCGAAGGTTCCGACGCGGGCACCTTCGCAGCGGGTGTTGCAGGTGTTGGTGGCAGCCTTCTGCGACAGAAGGCCCATGCTCTTCAGGGTCAGCGGGTCGAAGGTCAGCAGCGCGACGTTGTTGTTGGCCTCGCGGATCTGGCCGAGGCCATCGAAATAGCTGGCCTTGCTGGCGCGGCTGGTGGTGATCAGATCCGTCAGGGCATAGGCGCTCGGCATCGCACCGCTCCGCTGGGAATAGAGGACAGGGTCGGGCTCGGGGATGCCGCCCAGCAGGTAGCCACTGGCGAAGCGCGCCAGCAGGCCGGTGGAGCTGCGCGGCGCTTGGCGGGCCAGCAGCGCGCGCAGCCCGTAGGGGCGCGGCGTCGTACCCGGCGCCTCCTGGGCAACGGCGAGGAACTGCGATCCGGAAAGCGGCATCAGGCCTCCGTGTCGCCGACCAGGCGCGCGCAGAGGGTGGAGCCGTCGAGATAGACGTAGAGCTGCGCGCAGCCATTCGCCGCGATCTTGGTATGGCCGCGGGCATTGCGCAGCTCGATGCCGCTGACGCTGACCGTGGCGCCGACGCCGCGCCGGTTCTCGACCACGCAAGCGAAGCCGTTGCCGATATTCGCCGCCAGCAGTGCCGGGGCACCCGCGCCGGTCAGCAGCAGCAGGCGGTTGTTGTGCGTCGCCTGCACCAGGTTGGTCGCCGCGGTGATGGGCACGATCTGATAGGTCTGCGACAGCATCGCGTTGTAGGCGAGCGAGACCGCATCGCGCATGATCTGCACATCCGCGCCCACGGCAGCGATGTCGCCAATCAGCGCGGGAAAGGCGGTGACGTAGCCGCCATTCTCGAACATCGCCTTGGTGTAGGTGTTGTTGTTGATCGAGATGGGCCAGGAGGCCATCAGTTGATCTCCTCGACGGTGAGGCGCCAGGTCCATCGATCGGGACCGGCCGCGACGATGGGCGAGGTGTCCGAGAGGGCGCCGTAGATGGTTTGGCGAAAGCGCACCGCAGGCGGTGCATCGGGGTCGAGGCAGATCAGCAGCTCGCCGCTCTTGCCGAGGGCGCGGCTGATGGTCTCGGCGGTGCCCATGGCGTCGGCCTCGGTCAGCGCCTCGAAGGACAGCTCCAGCACCCGGTACTTCGGCCGCTTCTTGACGATGCGGCGGCCGCCGGCGGTGCGCTTGACCTCGGAGGGGTCGACCCAGCGAAGGTTGCCGCCCCAGGCGGCATTGACCTTCGGCGACCAGGCCCAGCCGCCGAGAAAGCGGCCGATCTGCAGGAAGCCATCCGGGTTGGTCGTGTCGTCGAGGTAGACGAAGACATAGCGGGCGATCCGCCCGACCTGGCCCTGCGCGTCCTTCGGGATGGTGTGCAGCAGCATGGCGCCGGCCGGATAGGCCGTGGTGTCGACCAGGTCCCAGGGAAACACGCCCCAGGGCAGGCTGCCCCAGACCACCGTCTGCTCCCAGGCCGGCACCCAGCCGCTGTCATAGATCGGCGTGCCGGCATTGGTGGGGCTGTCGGTCAGCACCAGCCGCACCAGGCCGGCCGTGGTCATATTGTGGTTGATCAGCGCGAACTGGCTGATCAGCGAAGGCCGGCCGCAATCGACGCTGAACTGCGTGCTGGCAAGGTTCACGTTGACAGAGCGGGCGACCCGCTGCGGGTCCTGGCTGGTCAGGTTCAGCAGGGGCAGGGGCGGCCGCCACGCGCCGCCGCTATAGGCGCCCGCATCGGTCGGCGGGCTCCTCAGCACAGATGCATTGGACACGGATTATCCCCAGAGGATCAGGCTGAGCGTGTCGCTCTCGGCGTCGCGGTCCAGCTCGGTGACGACGAAGTTGCGCCCGGCGGCGAGGCCGTAGCGGCTGTGGCTGATGCCCACCGTCATCCCGACGCGCAGGCCGGCGATGAAGTCGACGGTGATCTCGAACATTTTCCGCCGGGCGCCATGCATGGCAACGCGGCGCTGCGCCTCGCCGGCGGCGTCGGCCTTGTCGTCGAGCGAGCCGTCGATGCGCTCCTCGCGCGCCAGCAGGGACTGCGCGGCGACCGTGGCATCGGCATAGGCCTCGGTCAGCCACTCGGTGCGCAGCGCCTCGCGCTCGGCGCCGAGGATGGTGGCCAGGATCTCGCTGTCGTTGAGCGGGCGCCAGCGCCGGCCATAGCCGATGGTCTGCAGCTTGAGGCGGCGGGCCACCTCGCGCGGCAGGATCTCGTGGATGGCGTGCTCGTCGAACTCGAAGTCGGGCGTGGCCGCCGGCGGCTCGAGGCGGCCGAGCAGGATCCGGCGCGCATCGTCGCAGATCCACCAGGCACCCGGCCCGGTCGCCAGCTGGTCGATGGCCTGGCGGATGGTCATCTCGCCGCTGCCGTCGTACCAGAGCCCGACCCGCTGCGGCGCCACGGCATTCATGGAATCGACCGTGCCCGCGGCGAAGTCGCCGGCGGTGAGCCCGGTGCTCTGCCCCACCGCCAGCTGCGCCAGGTCGCCGAAGCGCCCGAGCCACTCCACCACCTGCACATCATCCACGCTGCCGGCGAAGGCGCTGTCGGCCGAGAAGGCGACCGTGGTGCTGCTGCCGGTCGCCCGGAAGATCTGCACCAGCCGGCCGGAGGCGACGGCGGTGGCCAGGGCGGTGCTGCCCACCTGCAGCGCCAGGCTGCCGGCAGAGCGGGTCACCATGACCTTGGCGGCGTAGAGCCGCCCGGCCACCGTGGCGACGGCCTGGCTGGCCGTGCCGGCGATGCCGGCGGCGCTGACCAGGCGGCCGCCATATTCGCTGGCGGTCGCCGCCGCCTCGAGCTGGACGTCCTGCAGCTCCAGCTGCCGGCCTGCGCCGGCATAGGAGGGCGAGCGGGCGGCCGCGGCGGTCGGCACCAGGATGGCATAGGCCGGATTGCTGCCGGCGGCGGTGACCGGCGCCGCCAGGGTGCAGAGATAGACCCCGCCGCCGAGCGCCGTGATGGCCGCCGTGGCGGCCGTACCCTTGCTGCCCAGCGCGCCGCTGGCCAGGTCGAAATTGGCCCAGGCGTTGCTGCCATGGGTCGAGCCGCCATAGAGCAGCTGCAGGCAGGGGGCGCCGGCGACCGCGCGGGCCTTGACCTGCAGGGTGGTCTGGGTGCCCGCGGCGAAGCTCACCGCCGCCGAGGCGAGGGTGTGCTGGCCGGTCGCCGTGCTCTCGGTCACCAGGCAGGCCCGGCCGTCGCCGTAGAGGCCGGGCGCGGCCACGCGGCTGGCGATGCCGGTCGGCGCCCAGCCGCTCTCGAGCGGGCTGTCGGAGGCCAGCAGCGCTGGGCTGGTCCAGCTCCACCCGCCGCCCAGCGTCCAGCCGGCGGCGCTCTGCCCCAGGCGACCGTTGGCCACCAGGTTGCCGCCGCGGCTGCGGCCGAGCACGTCGCCGGTGATCGGCCAGAAGGGCTGCGCGCCGATCCGCGCCTTGCCCAGCACGTCGCAGGTCACATAGCCATACGCGCCCATCGGCGCCGCCAGCATGGCCTCGCGGGTCGGGTAGTCCGGGCCGGCCACCAGCGGGCCGCCCTTGTCCTTCAGATTGAGGATGCCGCCGCAGGCCGCGTTGTCCCAGGCCACCACCAGATTGGCGGTGTCCTCGACCACCAGCTCGGCCTGCCGGGCGATGCCCAGCGTCATCGGCCGCCGGCGGTCCTTCAGCGTCTCCAGCCCCTCGGCGCCGCCGGTGCCGGCATAGCGCAGCGGCTGCAGCGGGTCGTCGAGCAACGCCTTCAGCGAGCGGAGCTTGATGGTCAGCTCGTCGCCCGGCGTCAGCGATTCCACCGTGCCGGAGACGGCGACGGCGAAGTCGGCCCAGACTGGGGCATCCTTCGCCGAGAAGCGCACCTCGAGGAGGCGGCCATCCCAGTCGAGGTCGGCCAGCGCGTCGAGCGCGCCGTCGCCGTTCTCGAGGGTCAGGTCGCCATAGTCGACATCGCCCTCGCCGCCGGCCTGGCCATCGGCGAAGAGGCGCGCCTGCATGGACAGGCCGACGCCGATGCGCCGATCCCAGTAGACATCGCCGGGGGTGTCGGTGGGCTTCGAGAGGAAGCCCACGTCGCTGTAGTAGAGCGGGCGCACCGCCCCGGCGGCGGCATCCCAGGGCTCAGCCCTGACCAGCCACGCCATTACTTGGTGCCCCCACGCTGCATCAGCGGTTCCCTCTTCCTTGCCATGCGGCGGTTGCTGTCGGCGGTGTCCTCCGCCGCCTCGGCGGTGCGCTCGGACGCTTCGGCAGAGCGCTCGGCCGTGGCCTGCGCTGCCTGAGCATCCTTGCTGCGCTCGGCGCGCAGCTCGGCCAGCTGGCGCTTCACCTCACGCAGCTCGGCCACCAGGTCGGCGACCGAATCGCTGCCGCTCGGCCGGGTGGGTGCCGGCGAGGGCAGCCGCCCCGGCGGTGCCGCGGCGTCCTCTTCCTCGACCAGGAAGGGCATCAGGATCCGCTGCAGGATCTCCTGCATCAGCCCCGGCAGGCCGGCGATGTCGGCCTGGACGCCCAGCTCGCCGTTGGCCATCCGCTTCAGCGGCAGGATGGCTTCGGGCCCGGCCTCGCCGAGCAGCCCGACATTTCCGCCCGCCATGGGGAAGAAAGTCGGCTCGTCGACGCGCGGCACGCCGCCCTTGGCGAAGGGGACCACGTTGCCGCCGGCGAAGGCGTTGCCCAGGGCGTTCACCGTCAGGGTGGTGCCCCAGTTGCCAATCGTCGTGTTGAAGTTGGCCGGGTCGTTCGCCGCGCCGCTGGCCTTCGGCGTGGTGACGCGGATGCCGCCCCACTGGCCTCGGGCCAACTCGCGCAGGCCATAGGTCCAGAGGTCGATGTTCCGCAGCCGGCCGTCCAGCACCGCCAGGGTCTGCGCCTGGGTGGCCGTGCTGCCCTTCATCGCCGACAGCAGATCGGTCTGAGCCTTCAGGCTCGCGCCGATCTTGTCGTCGATGCTCCGGCTGATCAGGACCGTCTCGGTGGTCTCGATCTGCTGGTCGACCGTGCGCGTGACGGTGCCGCCTGTCAGGACGGTTTGCCGCTCGGCCTCGGTCAGCTGGCGCCCGAGCTGCTGTTCGATGCTCTGCAGCACCGTGCCGCCCTGCGCCAGGCTGGCCTTCTCCGCCGCGGTCAGCCGCGCCCCCAGCGCCTCGGTCACCTCGCGGCGCACCGTGGCACTGTCGAGCAGCTCGGCCCGCTCCGCCGCCGTCAGCGTGCGGCCCAGCGCCTGCTCGATCTGGCGCGTCACCGTGTCGGCGCCGACCAGCTCGGCCTGCTGGGCAGCGGTCAGGCTGCGCACCGCCTGCACCACCTCGCGGTCGACCGAGCCGGCGGGGATCAGCGCGGCCTTTTCGGCCGCGGTGAGCTGCCGGCCCAGGGCCTGCTCGACCGACTGCAGCACGCTGCCGCCCTGCACCAGGCTGGCGCGCTCGGCCGCCGTCAGCGTGGCGCCGAGCCGTTGCTCGACGGCGCGCGACACCGTGCCGCCGGCGATCAGCTCGGCCTTCTCCGCGGCGGTGAGGTTCCGCCCCAGGGTTTGCTCGACCCGGCGCAGCACGTCCTCGCTGGCGACCAGCGCGGCGCGCTCCTTCACGGTCAGGTTGCGCTCCAGCTCCTGCCGGATGTTGCGCTCGACCGTCGCCGTGGCGACGATGGCCGCGCGCTCGGCCGCGGTCAGGTTGCGCCCCAGCTGCTGCTGGATCTGCCGCACCACCGTGCCGCCAGCGACCAGGCTGGCATCCTCGGCCGCGGTCAGGGTGCGGCCGAGCCGCTCCTCGACGCTGCGGATGACCGTGGTGGCCTGGGCCAGAGAAGCCTTCTCCGCCGCGGTCAGGACGCGGCCCATGGCCTCGTCCACCGTCCGCCGCAGGGTGGCGCTCTCCAGCAGCTGCGCCCGCTCAGCGGCCGTCAGCGTGCGGCCCAGGGCCTGCTCGACGGTGCGCACCACTGCCTCGCCGTTCACCAGCTGGGTGAGCTGGCTCGCGGTCAGCGCGCGCACCTGCTGCATGACCGTCCGGTCGACGGTGCCGGCCGGGATCAGCGCCGCGGTCTCCGCGGCGGTGAGCTGCCGGCCCAGCGCCTGCTCGACGCTGCGCAGGACGCTGCCGCCCTGCACCAGGCTGGCCCGCTCGGCCGCCGTCAGCGTGGCGCCGAGCCGCTGCTCGACGGCGCGCGCGACGGTGCCGCCGGCGACCAGCTCGGCCTTCTCGGCAGCGGTGAGGTTCCGCCCCAGGGTCTGCTCGACCCGGCGCAGCACGTCCTCGCTGGCGACCAGCCCGGCCCGCTCCGCCGCCGTCAGGCTGCGGCCCATGGCCTGCTGCACGGTGCGGGTCACCGTCGCCGTGGCGACGAGCGAGGCCCGCTCGGCCTCGGTCAGGGCGCGGCCGAGCTTCTGCTCGACCGTTCGGACCACGGCACCGGCCTTGGCCAGGGTGGCATCCTCGGCCGTCGTCAGCGTGCGGCCCAGCGTCTCCCGCACCACGCGGTCGATGCTGGTCGACTGCAGCAGGGCATTGCGCTCCGCCGCCGTCAGGGTCCGCCCCAGGGTCTCCTCGACCCGGCGCAGCACCGTCTGGCTGGCCTGGAAGCTGGCCAGCTCGCCGGCCGTCAGCGTGCGGCCGATGACCTGGTCGACCGTGCGGGTGACCGTGATGCTGGCCAGCAGCGTGCCGCGCTCGGCCTCGGTCAGGCTTCGGCCGAGCTGCTGCTCGACGGAGCGGATGACCGAGGCGGCCTGCACCAGGCCGTCGCGCTCCGCCGCCGTCAGGCTCCGCCCCATGGTCTGCTCGACCAGGCGGCGCACCGTCTCCCCCTGCACCAGGCTGGCGCTCTCCGCCGCGGTCAGGCTGCGCCCGAGCGCCTCCTGCACGCTGCGCAGCACCGCGCCGCCCGCGGTCAGCGAGGCGGCCTCGGCGGCCGTCAGGCTGCGCCCCAGCAGCTCCTGCACCTGGCGGGTGATGGTGCCCGACTGCACCAGCCCGGCCGCCTCAGCGGCGGTGAGCTGGCGGCCGATGCGCTGCTCGATGGCGCGCAGCACATCGCCGGAGCTGACCAGGCTGGCCCGCTCCGCCGCGGTGAGGTTGCGCCCCAGCGACTGTTCGACGCTGCGCAGCACCACCTCGCCCTCGATCAGCCGCGAGCGCTCGGCCGTGCTCAGCGCCCGGCCCAGGCGATCCTCGACCGTGCGCAGCACCGTCTCGGCCTGCACCAGCTTCTTGCGGTCGGCATCGGCCAGCGCGTTGAGCGTCTCGGTGATCACCCGGAAGGTGGTCAGCTCGACGCTGACGTCGATGCGCCCGCCGAGCTTCTGCAGCTCGGCCAGGATCAGCGCGTCATAGCTCTGCGTCGCCGGCAGCTGCTCGAGCTGCGAAAGGACCCAGTCGCGGCCCTGCCGCCCCTCGGCGGTCGACCCATACATCTGGTCGAGCGCCTTCATCAGGTTGTCGGCCGTGCCGGTGATCCGGCCCGAGGCCTCGACGTTGCCGCCGCGCGCCAGGGCCAGGTCACGGCCGAACTGCTCCTGCGCCGCCTGCAGCTGCTGCTGCGGCGTGCTGCCGCCGGCGGCGGTCGCCCGCATGCCGTCGACATAGCTGCGGATCGAGCCGCCCAGCTGTTGCCGGGCCGCCAGCTCGGCGGCCTCGATGGCCTTGGTGGTGCTGTTGCCGAGGCGCAGCATCTGCTCGGCCGCGTCGGCCGCGGCGTCGTCGAGCCCGCGGAAGGATACGGCGATGTCGCGCAGCTGGTCGGCGTTGAGCTGGTCCAGCACCGCGGTCATCTGCTGGTGAAACAGTCGCACGCCGTCGACGCCGGCCGCCTCGAAGGCCGCCCGGTTCTGCTCGTAGAAGGTGCGGACACCCTCGACGCTGTTGACATAGCCGCGCCCCTCGGCCTGCCGGCTGGTCTGCCAGTAGCCGGTCGCCACAGCCTGGTTGGCCGCCCGCTGCGCCGCGCTGCCGGTCTCCAGCAGCTGCTTCGCCAGGGTCACCGCGGCGTCGTCGATGCCGACGAAGGCCGTCGCGATGTCGCGCAGCTGGGCGTCGCTGAAGGTGTTCAGCACGGCGCGCATCTGCCGGTCGAACAGCGCTTCCGGATCCCGCCCGGCGTCGCGGAAGCTCGCCTCGTTGGCGTTGTAGTAGGAGCGGACCGCGGTCACCTGGTCGACATAGGTCCGGCCGTCCAGCTCGCGCACCGCGGCGTCATAGGTCGAGCGCACGGCATTCTTGGCCGCCTCGATGGCCTCGGCCTGCTTGCGCCAGAGCACATCGGTCGCAAGCCCCAGCTCCTCCGCCTTGGCGATGTGCTCGCCAAAGGAGGTGGTCAGCGCCTCGATCTGCTGGGTCAGCGCGCTGCCGGCTTTGCCCGCGCCAACCAGCGGGTCGTAGAGGTTCTTGACCCACTCGATATTGGCCATCGCCCGGTCGAGGTCGGCGTCGCCCGCATAGGCCTTGGACAGCTCCGCGGTGATCACCCGCGTCATGTTGTCGGTGCCGCCGCGCATCCCCTCGAGGACCGCCAGCGTCATGTTGCGGCTGTCTTCCTCCGGCCGGCTGTCCTCGCCGAAATGGGTCTGGCCGGCAGTCGCGCCGTCCAGCGTCAGACCCAGTGCGGCGATCTTCTGGTTGAGCGCCAGCAGCGCCTGGGTGGTCTGGGCGACGGCCTCCTTGTCGTCCATCCACTTCGACTTGCTGCCGGTGACCACCAGCTGGCCGTCCTCGTTCATCCCGTACTGGACCGAGGCCGCCTTGTGCTGCTTCTGGCCGCCGAACAAACCGCCGACCAGGTTGCCGACCATGCCGCCGAGCGCCGTGCCGATGCCCGGCAGGATCATGGTGCCCAGCGCCGCGCCGCCCAGGCCAAGGCCAGCCTGCGCATAGTTGCCCGAAATGAGGCCGGGCAGCGCAGCACCGGCGATGCCCAGGACGTTCGACAGGCTGCTGAAGCCGCCGAACAGGTCGCCGCCGCCGATCAGGCCCGGCGTCAGGCCGGGAGTGGGGCCGGCCGGCATCGACGCCAGCAGGGCATCGGCGCTGGTGTGCCCGAGCGTCGAGGCGCCGGCCGTGGTGGCCGGGCCCGAGAAGCCGAGGCTGCCGAGATTGGCTGCACCCCAGGCGTCCACCCCGATGCTGAGGCTGCTGCTGCCCAGGTTGAAGAGGCTGCTGATCCCGCCCAGGCCGCCGACGCTGCCCAGCCCGCCGCCTCCGGCTGCGGCCGTGGCCACGCCGCCGGCCGAGCTGGCCGCCGACATTGCGCCGCCCAGCGTGGTCCGCGAGCCCCCGAAGAGGCTGTTCAGCACCGGGTTCAGCACGCCCAGCTTCAGGACCGATTGGGCCACCTCGGAGAGGATGCCCTTGACGATGGAGCCGAAGTTGATCGCCTTGCCGCTGCCGTTGGTGAAGGCCTCGGTGATGGCACTGCCAATCCGGTCGAAGGCCTGCTCGCCGATCTGCTGCAGCTCGGAGAAGGCGTTCTGCGTGCGGGTCAGCTCGGCGCGGGCGGTGGCCACGTCGCCGGCCATCTGGATCGCGGCCTTGCCGGCTTCCGTTTCCGGGTCGCCGCCATTGGCGAGGATCTGCTGCCGCGCCTTCAGCACCGCCAGCTCGCGCTCGCGCTGCTCGGTCGAGGCGCCGACCAGCTTGGTCTCCGCCTCGATCATCTCCAGCTCGCGCCGCATGTCGTCGACGCTGCGGGCGGCGGCCAGATCGGCCTCAGCGATGGCCTGCTGCTCGAAGGCCGACGTCAGGATGCGGACATAGCGGTCATATTCCGCCGTGCCCTGGACCCCGTATTTCAGGGCCTCCTGCCGCGCCTTCATCTCGGCCGTCATGGCGCGGCCGGCGGCGGTGCTCTCGAGGTAGGCCTGCGCCTGGTTCCGGGCGCCGGTGATGTCGCGGTTGACGCCCGCCCGATAGGTCGTGAACTCGGCCTCGAGGCGCCGCATCACCAGCGCGCGGGCCTGGGCCTGCGCGGCATTGCTGGCGTGGCCTTGGCCGGCCTGCTTCACCGCCTCGTCGAGGGCGAGCTCGGCCTCGCGCAGCGCGCGCGCCGCGCCTTCGCCGGCCTCGGCCTGCTTCACCTGGTTGGTCAGGCTGTCCAGGAACTGGGCGGCCGGCCCTTCCAGGCCCTGCATGGCCTCGCCAATGGCGGCGAGCGCGTCGCGGTACTGCGCCAGCTTCGCCGGGTCGGCCTGCACCGAGGGCAGCTGCATTGCCGCCTGGATGCCCTGGCGCTGCGCCAGCAGCGTCTGCTGCCGGTACAGCCGGCCGCCCAGCGAGGCGGTCAGCTTGTCCGCGTTGCTGATGAGCTGGCTGCTGGACGGCGGCACCGTGTCGGGCGGCGTCGGCGGGAGGGTGCCCGCCAGATCGACCGGCGCCGGCGCCCCGTCAGCGCCATAGGTGCTGTCCCAGCCGCTGCGCAGCCCGCCGCGGAGCGTTCCCCTGCGCGTGCCGACCGTGTCGGGCGCGCTGCTGGCCATCCGCCGCGTGGCCTGAGCCAGCGCGTCGGGGATGCTCAGGATGCCGCTGACCAGCCCGCTGATCATCGAGATGGCGTGCGCCAGGGCCGAAATCAGCGCGCCGCCGATCAGCTCGACGCCCGGCCGGATCGCGTCCCAGGCCTCGCCGCTGCTCTTGGCCAGGCCGCGCCAGGCGCGCTCGAGGTCGGTCAGGTTGTCATCGGCGCCGGCGGTCGCCTGCTTCAGGCGCTCGAGGACGATGCGGGTCGCCTCGGTGCCGCGGCCCGCCAGCTCGAGCAGCTCGAGCTGCCGCACCAGCGCCCCGTTGAAGCCCCGCATCCCCTGGTCGGCGAAGCCCTGCGCCGCGGCCGAGGCGTCCTTGTAGGCCGAGCTCAGGCTACCGACCGCCGTCGCCAGGTCGGTGCCCATGGCCACGCGCATGTCCTGCGCGAGGCGAAGCGCCTTCTCCATGTCGTCGAGGTTGAAGCCGCGGGTCTGCGCCAGGGTCAGCGCGGCGTCGCGCGTCTCGCCGACGCTGGCGCCGCTGGTGCGCGAGACGGTACGCGCCAGGGGGTCGATCATCGGCGCGACGACGGCCGCATCCGTGCGGTAGGCCTGCAGCCGGTTCTGCAGCTCGCGCGTGCGCCGGTCCATCGTCTCGGCGGCGATGGCCGCGGCGCCGAGCGCGACCGCGATGGCCGTGACGCCGGCCACCATCGGATTGATGGCGCCGACGACCGCGGCGAAGGTGGCCTTCACGCCGCCAAAGATGTCGGTGATCTGGCCGCCCTGCTGCACCAGCACCTGCAGCGGCGGCATGCCGCCATAGAGCGACACCACCACGTCGTTGATCTGCGGCGCCAGGCGGCGCATCTGGTCGCCGGTCAGGCCCAGGCGATTGGTCGCGACGGTCGCCTCCTGGGAGACGCCCTTGAGGCCCTTCACCTGGTCGGCGAAGCCCGACTTCACCTGGCTGCGCAGCTGCGC